ATATTTAGAACCAGATGCATCACAAGGAGGAGTTGATGAAAAAACTGGTAATTATAAACCATCAAAATCTAAAGGTGTTAAAGTATTATTAGAACCTGGTGATATGTTAGTATATCGTGGAAATGAATTAGAACATTGGAGAGATAAATTAACTTTTGATGACTGTGGTCAAGTATTTTTACATTATAATAATGTTGAAACTAAAGGGTCTAAAGAAAATATATATGATCGTAGACCTCATTTAGGACTTCCCGCTTGGTTTAAAAAATAGTATAAATTCATAAATTTTTGTATATAATGGCAAATTATGCCATTAACAAAACTTACATTTCAGCCTGGCTTAGATACATTAGACACCGAAACTGGAGCAGAAGGACGTTGGGTCGATTGTGATAAGATAAGATTTAGGCAAGGTCTTCCTCAAAAAATAGGTGGTTGGACTAAATATAGCGATAGTTATTATGTAGGAGTAGGAAGAGCTTTACTTAATTGGTATGATTTAGCAGGGGCTCGTTATACTTCTTTAGGAACTGATCGTAAAATATACGTCAATCAAGAAGGAACGAATGCTGATATTACTCCAATTCGTCAAACAAATAGTGCTATAAGTTGTTTTAGTACAGTTATTTCTAATGCGAATGTAACTGTAATTCAAACAAATCATAATGCTCTTGATGGTGATTTTATTACTATTTCTAACGTATCAGTAGCTAATGTTGGAGGTATTTCAAACGTTTCTCTTACTGGTGAATTTGAAATTCAAAGCATAACTAACGTTGATGCTTATGTCATATTAACGAATACAGCTGCAACTTCTACAGTTAATGCAAATGGAAATGCTACAATTCAATATCAATTAAATATAGGTCCTTCTCTTCAAACTTTTGGATATGGATGGAACGCCGGTCCCTGGAATGGTGCTCAAGGTTGGAATCAACCAGCGATTACTTCTACAGTTGAAATTGATCTAAGAAACTGGTCTATTAATAACTGGGGAGAAGATTTAATTATAACTCAATTAAATGGAGCAACTTATTTATGGGATACTTCTAATAGTTTTACAAATAATAGAGCTACAATAATTGCTAATGCTCCAACAACTTCTATATTATCAGTAGTAGCGACTGATGCTAGAATACTAGCTTGTTTTGGAACAGAGACAACGATTGGAAATACAGCTACTCAAGATAAACTCTTTATTCGTTGGTCTGATCAAGAAAATTATAACGAATGGACACCTAATGTAATTAATACAGCGGGTTCTCAACGTATATCAGGTGGTAGCGAAATTAGATCAGCTAAACCAGCTAAAGGAACTATTTTAGTATGGACTGATACTGCAATGCATTCTATGGCTTATGTAGGTCCTCCTTTTATTTATGGATTTAGGCAACTCGGTAACGATTGCGGAGCTGTAAGTTTAAATGCGACTATTATAGTAAATGATATAGCATATTGGATGTCTAATGGTACTTTCTTTAGATATGCTGGAACAGTTCAAGAAGTTCCATGTTCTGTTATAAATCATGTATTTGATAATATTAATCAAGTTCAATATTCGCAAGTTTATTGTGGATCCAATGCTTTCTATGCTGAAGTAACTTGGTATTATTGTTCTGCAAACTCGAATCAAATAGATAGATATGTAGTTTTTAATTATGAAGAAAATTCTTGGTACTTTGGAACTATAGAGAGAAGTATATATCAAGATAATGCTGTAACTGAATTTCCAATTGGTGGAACTTATTTTCCTAATAGTACTGCTAACACAATTAGTACAATTAATGGTCTAACTTCAGGTCGTACTTTACTTTATAATATAGAAGATGGTGTCAATGCTGATGGAAGTGCTATCATATCTTATATAGAGTCAGGTGATGGAGATATAGCAGATGGAGAAGAATTTAGTTTTATAGATAAAATAATACCCGACTTTAAAAATCAAGTGGGTAATGCTACAATTACTTTAAGAACAAGAGATTATCCAAATGATACAAAATATGAAACTACGAATGTTGTAGCTAATTCTACAACTAGGTATAATAGTGTTAGAGCTAGGGGTAGACAAGTTGCTATTAGATTACAAACTAATGATATTGGAGATAACTGGAGATTTGGTACTCTTAGAGTAAATGTGAATGCTGATGGAAAAAGATAAATATAAAATAAGACAAGCTCGTATTGCAGATGCTGTAAATATACGAGAATTACTAAAAACATGGTTAAAAGAAGCACCTTTTAACTTTGGAAATGCTAATAATAAAAAAAGTCTTGAAAATATTATATTTTACATTAAGAATAGTTTTGTTATAGTAGTAGAATACGAAAATATTATCGTTGGTACATTAGGCGCTACGATAGATGAAACGTGGTATAGTGATAAAAAATTTTTAAGAACTATATGGCTTCATGTGAATCCACGTTATCGAAATTATAGTGTCTTTCGTTCAATGATGGTCGTATTAAAAGAATATGCAAAAGCAAATCGTTTAACTGCGATTTGTGAAATATTCCAAGGAAAAGAAGTAGTGCGTAAGCATCTTGCTTTTTTAAAACTTGGATTTGACGTAATTGGAGGAACTTATATAATCAATGGGTAGTATTTTTAAACCATCAACAACTGTCGTACAAGCACCACAACAATCTACAACTACGTATGATATTCCTGCTTATTTTAAAGAGATTCAAGAAAGAACTTTAAGACGTGCAGAAACTGAAAGTCAATTACCATTTCAAGCTTATCAAGGTCAACGTATAGCTCAATTAACACCAACTGAACAACAAGCTGGTGATGTTTATAGTCAACAAATTTTACCACAAGCAGGTCAATTATCTGCTATTGGTGCACAAACTTTTACTCCTCAAATGGCTCAACAATACATGAATCCATATGAGAATCAAGTTGTTCAATCAGCATTAGGTGATGTTGAAAGAGCATATCAAGGTCAACAACGAGCTTTATCAACTCAAGCTATTGGAGCAGGTGCTTTTGGAGGAGGACGTGAAGGAGTTCAACGTGGTGTATTAGGAGGAGAATATTTAAGACAAGTAGGAGACGTTTCTGGAAGATTACGTCAAGCTGGATTTGAGTCAGGTGCACAACGATTTGCGGCTGATCGAGCTTCTCAACTAGGAGCTTCTCAAGCTCAACTTGCAGCTCTTGCAGGAGCTTCATCGGGACTTGCTCAATTTGGAAGTCAAGAAAGAGGAATACAACAAGCTGGATTAACTGAAGCATTTAGAGATTTCGTAGAACAACAAGGATTTGAACAAAATCAAATCAATCAAGTTATTGGTGCATTAGCAGGGGCTCCAATAAGAAGTTATGGAGAAGAAAGAACAGGTTTCACTTCTACTCCAGTTCAAGGTCCAAGTCCATTTGGTCAAATTACAGGAGCTTTAGGAGCAATTGGATCTATCTACGCAATGTCTGATATAGCTTTAAAGAATAATATAAATTACATTGGAAAATCTCCATCAGGTATTAATATATATACATTCACTTATAAAGGTGATGATAAAGTTTATCAAGGTGTTATGGCTCATGAAGTACCTCATGCTTCTAGCTTTAATGATGATGGATATTTAATGGTAGATTATTCTAAAGTAGATGTTGAATTTAAAAGAGTTAATTAAATGGAAGAAGATAAAAAAATTGAAGTATATACCGGTGATTCATTATCCAATACTATTCCAACAAGTGTAGTATTAAGTGGCGAAGATGCTTTAAGATCACAAGTTCAAGCTGATCAAGAAACACAAGCAGCAGTTGAAAGAAATAAAACTGAAGAAGATAAGGGATTAACTGGAACTCTTGCAGATTTTGGAAGTTATGTAGGAAAATCTTTAAAGAATTTTGCAACTGAATTTCCAAATAAAATAGAAGAAACTTATAATGATCCTAAGAGAAGATTTGCTCTTATGTTATCTTTAAAAACTATAGATGAAGCTTCTCGTTATAAACCATTAACTGAAGCGAGAAGTCCATTAGGACAAATTGCTAAAAATGTAACTGATGTAATTGCTGAAGATACAGCTCAAAGACAAAAAACAAGAAAATTAGATATAGAAGATATAAAAGCTACAGCAGCTCTTAAAAAAGCTTTAGCAGGTCCTACTCGAATGTATGCTAGTCCTACTGAAAAAGCTTTAGAAAAAGATATTGAAGATTTTCAAAAATCAGAAGCTATAAGACTTCCACAAAAAAATGTATTAGAACAAAGATTTAATTTATTATTAAATGCAGCAAGTAAAGGTCAAACACTTCCAACAGGACTTGTTGAAGATGCTCTACTTCCAGTAAAAGAAGTTTTACTTTATTTAAAACCTGAAGATAGAAATAAATATGATCAACTAATAACTCAATATACTGGTCAAGATATTAATAAAATGTCATTACAAGATCAAGTTACATTTCAACAACAATTAAATTCTCTTACAACTCAAGCGGCTATTGGATATGCTAAAAATTTATATCCAGTATCAGAAAAAGATTTAGAACAATTATTTAAAGGATTTGGTAGTGGAAGATTAACTGGAGAAGCTTTAACAAGATTAATAGCATCTCAAAAAGCTACTGATGAATTTGCAGATGTAAACGCTAAAAATTATTTTGATATAGTTACAAAAGAACCAGGAAATCTTCAAGCTAGATTAAAAGCACAAAAAGATTCAGAAGCTCAATTAAAAGCACAAAATGAAAAATTAGTTAATCCAGAAATACTTAAAAAATTATATAATATAGATGATCCTAAACAAGCTACTAATTTTCAATTATCAACAGCTAAATACTATAATCAAATAGCCCCAACAGTTCCTAGAGATAAAGATATTAATTTGTATTCTTCTATAAAAGAAAGTAGGGAAAAAGATGTAATTCAGCAAAAACAAATAGGAGATCAAATTTTAAAAGAATTTAATCAAAGTAGAAAAACGGTAAAATAAAATGGCTGAATTTACTCAAGAAGAAGTTTCTACTATAGAAAGACTTGTAGGCGAAGGAGGTTACTCCGTTCAAGATGCTCAAGATTTAATTAAAGGTACAAAAACACCTCAATCTATATTTGAATCAAAATCTAAAGGACTTAGAACTATAACTGATGATTCAAATAATTTAGATGGATTTGATAAAAAATTAGGAATAGATACTTTAAAAAAATTAGAAGAAGGAAATAAATCATTATATAGTGATTCGCAAGGTATTGTAGATCCTGATACAAGTGTAATGACTAATTTAGCTCCTAGTTATTGGGATCAAGTAAAAGCAAGAGGAATAAGAACAGATAAAGGTTTATCAGCAGGAGATAGAGCTGCTTTAAGTTTTGGATTTTCAGAACCTCAATTTTTAATACCTAATACTAAAAAATTAATTATAGATGATTTATCTAAAAAATTTCCTAAAGAAGAAATTGAAAAATATAAAGATAATATTAAAGTACAGATTGCTGATGTAGGGTATGATGGATTAAAAAGTGATGCTTTAATTTATAAAATTCCTAAAGAATTAGGAGGAGATAATTATTTCCGTACAGTAAATAAAGAAGGACCTGATTTAGGTGATGTTCCTTCTATATCAGGTGATGCTATTCCTTTTACTTTATCTACATCAGCTGCAATAGCTGGAAGCACAATATCTCCAATTTTAGGAACAGCTGCAGGAGCTGGAATAGGAGAAGCTTCTGGAGAATTTATAAAATTAATGGCTGGTAGAAAAGCTTTTGGACTTCAACCCGATTTAAGTGATGAACAATTTATGGAACTTGCTATTAAACAATCTTTAAAAAAAGGAGCAGTATCAGGACTTACTATGGGTGCTTTTCAAAAAGTAGTTCCATATTTAGTTTATTACTCACGAAGATTTGATGTTCTTGGATCAGGAGAAGAATATTTATCTAAACATTTAACTAATACTATAGTTGGTTTAGAAAAAGAAGTTAAAGAAAAAGGAGTTGAAGCTATTTTTAATAAAGAATTATTAGATACAGTTGCTGCTGCTAGAAAAAAATTACTTGATGCTGGAATTCCTGAAGAACAAATTGATCAATATCTTGCTGTTAATATTCAAAAAGCTATACCTCAAAGTAAAGTATTTCAAAATTTATCAGCTCAAGAGAGAGAAAAAATTGGTGAGTTATTAGGAAAAAATGAAGTCATTGCAAAAGACGTAGAAAATAAAGTTACTTCTGAATTAACTGGAATTAATAATTTTACTGAACAAGGAGTTAGTAAAGCTAAAGATAGAATAAAAAATCAAGCTGAAACTATAGTAATAGGAGAACAAGCAACTGCAGATAAAAGTGTTGCTGCTAATCAACTATTGAGAGATAAAGAATTTAAAAATTTAAATTTTAGTCCTAGTCAAACTTCTTTAGATGATTTTGGATTTTACACATCTAAATTAATAGAACAAGTTAGAGAAAGAATGAGTACATTAAATACTCAAATAACTAACTTTTCTAAAAAAAATCCAGAGATAACTAGAGTAGAATTAGACTTATCAAAAGATAATTTAAAGACATGGAGAAAAATATTATCAGAAGGTAAATTTGATGAACCTAAAAAATTTGAAATTCAATCATTAAAAAGTATTCCTAAAAATGCAACTGATGCTGAAAAACTTGCTATAGAAGCTGAAAATAAAATTATTGCTTCTACTAATAGACAAAAAGAATTATTTAAAACACCTGAATATCAACAAACTTTTAATATATTAAAAGATTTACAAAAATCTTTTTCTAATAAAGATTTTTTACAAAATTTAACTTATGGTGATGCAAAAAGAACTTTAAGTATTTTAAGAAATTTAGAACAACAAAATTTAGAAAATCCTAAATTACTAGGTGGTGTAAGATTATTAAAAACTAATATTAAAGATGCTATTGCAACAGTTGAAAATAAACCTGGAAATGAATTATTAAAAAATCTATCAGATGAATGGACTCAATTAGATTTTGGATTTAAAAATAGTTCTCTTCAAGATATAGCAAGTGTTATTGGAAGTAGAGCTACACCCGCTGTTATAAGATCAGCAAATTTACAATCTGAAAAAATATTTACTAATATTATGGGTGATAATATTAATGCTAGAGCTAATTCTAAAGCATTAGGAGATATATTAAGAAATGAAAATTTTACAAATAAAGATAAATTTAAATCTTCTTTATTTAAATTTTACCATGATACAGTAGTTAAAGGTTCTGGAGAAGCTGGAGCAGCTAAAATGACTCATGGTGAATTCATGGAAAAATATGGAAGTAATTTTAAAAATATTTTAGGAGATGATTTATTTAATCAATTTAAAAAAGGACCTGGTTTTGCTCAACAACAAGTAGAAAAATATGTTGCTGAAAAAGTTGATTTAGTTAAGAATGGAAGTAGAGTTCTTCCTGGTCTTGGATTAGATATTAAAAATTGGACTCCAGATAAAATAGTAGAAGCTATTATTCAAAAAGGACCTACTACAGATGTTAATGTTTTAAAAAAAGCTTTTGGATCTGAATATTATAAAGATGTTCAAACTGCTTTTTTAGAAAATATGTATAATAAAAATAAAGGTAGATTTGGTCAATACGAAGCTTTTGATGGAGTTAGATTATTACAATATTTAAAAGATAATAAAGGAATCATAGAAAAATTTATGGGTAAAGAATTTTATGATGTTCATAGAGATTTAGGTAAAGCTTTAACTTTATTACAACAGCCAGAAAGAATGGCTACAGGAGAAGGATTAACGGGAGCTGCTAATAAAGCTGGATTATTTGTAGATATGATTTATGGTCCTTTAAATCATAATAGATTAGTTATTAATAGATTAGGAAGAATTTATGATTCTATAGATGGATCTGGAAAACAATTAGATAAAGTTTTAAATTATAAAGATTTTATAGAACAAGTTAAAAAACAATTTATTGGCGGAAATTATCCTAAATGGCTTGATGATTTAAGTCCAGCACAACAATCTACTTTTATGTCTAAATTAACAGCTAGTTTAGATCAATCTAAATTAGGACAAGTTGTAAAAGAAGTTGCTGGTAGAACTAGACTTATTCAAGCTGGAGAAAAAATTGAAAGAGGAGCTGAAAAATTTAAAGAAATTTCTACTAAAATAATTCCAGAAAAATATCAAACTAGAAAAGCTATGGGACTTACTCCTATATTAATTGATAAATATTTTGAAGAAGGAACAGTAGATCCAATGATTGGAACTTCTAATAAAAGAGCAGGTCAACCTTATATTATACAACCACCAGAAGCGGTATCTAAAGGAGTACAAAAATTATTAGGAAAAGCTATAAGTGGAGTTATTGATGGAACATTAAAAGGAGCAAAATATGTTTTTAGTTCAGAAGGTAAACTTAAATATAAAGAACCTGAATTTGAAAAAATAAAACAATTAAGAAAAGAAGCAAAATGAAAATAAAAAAAAGAAAACGATCACTTAATGGAACTTATAATAAAGCTGATTTAGCAAATATAAGAATTGAAAATCATGAAAAACTTTGTCGTATTATGCAAAAAGAAATGCATAATAAAATAGATAATATTTGTTTTAGAATTAAACGTTTAGAATATATCTTAATAACATCAGCTGGAGGAATAATCGTAGGATTAGCTTCTTTAGTTATAATGTTATTAAATAGATGATAAAAAAAAATATCGGTTGTCTTTGCGAAAATATAGCAATCTGTTGGCTTCAAGAGCAAGGTTACTTCGTATATAAAGGGTGTCAAACTCAATCAGCTATAGATTTAGTGGCCGTGGATCCTAAAACTTTAGAGACAATACTTATAGACGTTAAAAAAGTTTCAAGAAGAAAGTCAGGAACTGAAATAGGAAGAATGGCAAGAGTAGATAATAAAAAAATTTTTATTTTAAAAGTAGATTTACATACAAAAAAGTGTAGAATAGTCCAAAAAAGGTTATTATGGACTACGAAGAAATTAAAGCACGCATAAAAAAACATGAGGGTTTTGTACCCAAAATGTATCTTGATTCTTTAGGAAAAGCCACTATTGGCTATGGCCATTTAGTTACAGAAAAAGACAACTTCCAAGAAGGCGTAGAATATAGTATAGAAGAATTAGAAGAAGTATTTAATCAAGATTTTAATAAAGCTGTAGAAGGAGCTAATGAATTAACTTCTCAATTAAATTTAGTTTTAGCTACAGTAAAAGGAGTTATAATAGAAATGGTATTTCAATTAGGAAAAACTGGAGTAAGTAAATTTAAAAAGTTTTTTGAAGCTTTAAATAATCAAAATTATAATGAAGCGGCAAATCAAATGATTGATTCTAATTGGCACAAACAAACACCAAAACGTTGTGAAGAATTAGCAAATATAATAAGGAGTTGTGCATAATGTTACCAATGTTAAATGCAGTAGCACCACTAGCTAAAATATTATTTAATACAATTGAAAAATCAGTTGAAGATAAAGACTTACAAGCTAAATTAAAAGTTGATTTACAAACACAACTATTACAATCTAATACACAAGAATTACAAGCGGCTGCTAAAATTATAGAGGCTGAAGCTAAAGCAGGTTGGTTTGCATCGTCATGGAGACCATTACTTATGTATGTACTTATATTTATTTTAGTATGGAATTATATATTTGGTCCAATAGTTAAATTCTTCTTTGGTGCTGCTATTACTATTGATCTTCCAGGTGACGTTTGGACTTTACTCCAAATAGGTTTAGGAGGTTATGTAGTAGGACGATCAGCGGAATCAGTTGCTAGAACTATGGCAAATAAACCTAAAGAATAACTATGAGTAGTGAATTTAAATTAAGTGATCAAACAAGTGTAGCATTACCTATTAAAAATATAGTGGCTATTGTGTCTGCTATTGTTGTAGCGGTATGGACTTATTTTGGAATAGTGGAAAGACTTAATAGACTTGAAACTAATGAAAAACTAATGGCACAAGATTTATTAAAGAAGGCTGAACAAACTCCTAAGAATCAAGAAATGTATATGTTAATTGAGTATCAAGCTAAATCTATAGACAAGCACTCTAAGCAATTAGAAGAAAACGTACATACGAAAGTATTGATAGCACAACTAGAAAAGAAAATAGATAAACTAGAGAAAGAATTAGATACATTACGAGGTAAGTAATGGGTGAAATAATATTTGCTTTATTAATGTTTCTTAATGGAAAATTAGAAAACTATTCTCCTAAAGCTAATCTTGCGGAATGTTTAGAACAAAAACGTAAAGTAGAACGTGATGGTACATCAAATACTTTGCGAATGGAATGTAAACAAATTGAAGCTATTGTAGAAGTAGATAAGCACGGAGTTAAACGTATTAAAGAAATTAAGAATTAAGCAAATAATTGCTTCCACTTATCTCCAGTTATTTCGTCAGCTAATTTTTTCTTATTATTTAATACTTGAATAATCTTTTCATCTAAGGTATTAGGACACACGAAGTCTATATAAGTAACTTTATCTTTTTGACCTATTCTATGTGCTCTATCTTCAGATTGAAGTCTTACTTCCATATCATATGTATTATTAAAATAAATTACAGTCTTAGCATTAGTTAATGTTATACCATAACCACCTGTTCTAGGTTGACCTACGAAAAATCTTATTTCTCCACTTTGAAAGTTTTTAACTATTTCTTGTCTTTCTTCAGATTCAGTATCACCAAAAAAAGTTGCAACTTTACTAGCTCCATATACTTTAGCTAATGAATCACGGATCAATTTAATTGAATTTCTATAAGTAGCCCATATAATTATATTACCTTGTGTCTCTTCAATAACATCTAATAGTTCTTGTATACGAGGATTTTCA